TTCTGCCATCACTGACCTCCAGCGGCTACGGGAACACCCGGTGCTTGCGGTGCGCTACCAAAAGCAATACGGGCAATGTTGCCGTAATATTGATTGGTCAACTGGTTAACATACCTGTCTGCTTCCAAGCCTGTTTTGATAGCGCCAAGAGCAATGTTGTCGCCAATGCCAGACAACTTCAAACCGTAATCATATTGTTGCTGCAACAACTGCTGACGGAATGCCTCTACCTGTGCGGCGGCTTGCTGCGCTCCTACACCGCCACGGCGTTCTGCGCTCTGCGCCGCTTGCGCTTGCACTGCTTGCAAAGATTGACGGGCTTGTGGTGTCAACTCACCACGTTGAGCTTGAGCTTGTATTTGTGCGCCAGCTTGTTGATATGGCGCAGCAATGTTTTGTATTTGTTTTGAGCCAACTCGACCAGAATCAGCGGCCCTACCAGCTTGACGGCTACCCAATAAACCAAGAACACCAGCCAAGCCAAGACGTTTCATAGTCTCATCTGACATGCCTTCTTTGGCGGGGGGTGTTTCAGAAACGCCGCGCAAAGCCTCTAGTTGTCTACCGCCAGCGGCTTGTAAACGTGCAGCATCTGGCGAAACAGGTGTCTCTCTTATTTGTGGAAAAGAAGACAAGCTACGGTCTGTTCTAGTGTCACCAGAAGAGCCAAAATATCTTGTTGGCGTTAGCTGCATATCCATGACTTCTGGCGCAGTTCCAAAGTCATAGGTTGTGTTTGCAACAACGCTTGGTGCTTCTATATACCTATCTGGGGTCAAAGAAGTGTAGTCTTCTGGCGCAGGGCCATAGTCATACGCTTCACCTATCTCGTATGAAGGAATACCCGTGTCAGCGTGAGGCGTACCCTTGCCTCCACGGGCTTTTAACAGCGCGGCCTCTTCATCATTGATGTAGGCCAACATGTGTCCAGCGGGGGCTTTTGACTGCAAGAGTCTGGCAATCTTGCGAACATCCCCGCCCATGCCAGTAAGTTTTTTGAGTGAAGATGCCATTTGTTTACAGTCCTAATGCGTCTTTCAGGCGTAACGATTCCTCGTTCCACACGTTTCTACGTCTGCCACCTGTTTCTTCCCCCTCAATTTCACCTGCTCCACGGGTAGTTGTCAAGCCAGTTGTGGGCGAGGATGCGGGATACGTTGCCGCACTACTGGCTAAATCTGTGCCCAAACTTCTGGAAATAGCGTTGGATGCAGAGGGGAAAAGTCGGCTATAAATTTGCGGCCTAAGTCTGGGACTTGTTCCTATTTCTTGTTCCGAACCAGCAGGTGGTTGTTCTTGACTATCTGTAATTTCAATGTTTGGGAGGTTGTCAGATTCTCTCCTACCCGTAATCTCAATGTCAGGAATGCTGTCAAAAGACGGGGCCGCAGTAGGCCTTGCGCTGCCTGTGCTGCTGTAATTGATGTTCCCGTAAATCTGCGGAGTTTGTCTTGGTTCGCGCTGTGCGGTGATAACAACGGGTTCCATTTCGCTGTCAGGAAGGACGCTAAAAGATGGAGCCTCAGTAGGTTTTGCGCTGCCTGTATTGCTGTAATTGATGTTTGAATAAACTTGAGGAGTTAATTTTGGTTCGCGTTGTGCAGTGATAACAACGTCTTCCATTTGGTTTATTGGGCTATCAGAAACAACGCCGGGGTCTCTCAAATAATTTGATGCGTCTGCTACTTGCGTTCCACTGGGCAAGTTAACACTAGATGAATCACGCATGTTTAGTGCGTTAGAACCTATCAGTGTAGACAAGGGGTCGCCCTTGCTGGAGATTGCTGCACCAATCGTTCTCCCTGCGGTATCGTAGCCTTGTGAAGAAACTTCAGAGCCTACAAAGCCAGCTACAGAATTTCTTAGTATGTCTTCAGCAGAGCCGCCTTTTACCGCAGTGACAGCGGCAGAACCAACGGCACTGCCAACCGCATTACCTGTTGCGGCAGAAAATCCGATTTCCCCAACCACATCAGCAACTGGGCCGGGAATAGAAGCGCCAACAGCACCGGCTACGGCACTTTTAAGAGCATCTTCTGGACTACCGCCCATTGCCAATGTTGTTCCCGCCGAAATGGTTGCAGAGCCAACAACAGCAGCGGTTGTTCCAGTAAAACCCAAGTACTGACCAACAACAGTCGCTGCTGGTGGATAAACAATAGCGGTAATAATGGCAGCAGCTCTAAAAAACTTTTTCCACGAAAAGAATTCTGGCAACCCCGTGTCTGGATTGATTGTTCCAGAGCCGCCCATCATCATGAGCATTTTTGCTTCATGCTCGTTGATGTGGGCCAGCATGGTATCGCCGCCGCGACCCAGACTTGCTATTTCTGGATATTCTGTAACTATTTGAGCCATATCAACCTCCCAGTTCGCCAGATTGAATCATCTGAGCAGTTAGCTTTCCCATCGCCACATACAACGTAAGAACAAAAGGGTTAGGCTGTTCGGGAATGTCTGCTGGTGTACCAAGACCCATGCTCAATGCTTGCTGACGAAAATTGTTGTACAAAGGCTTGTCTTTCAACGCTTGTTCAGCCACATTGCCCAAATTGATAAACGCATCTGGCTTTTGACCAGTAATTTGTAAAGCACTTTTTATTTCTTGTTTTGCTTCTTGGATTTGTTGGTTTGTTTCGTTTGGCATATCAAACTCCTAGTGCTGCTGCAATTTGCTCATGAATGGTTTGATGAACACCAATCCAATCGTAAAAACTATCCTCCACATTCCAATCTGCATCTAGCAACTGAAACGGGTTGTCAAGGCCAAGAGCAGTAGCCAGCGACTCATGTTCTTGGTTGTGAATAAGCAGCCAATCATCCAGATTCTTTGTGTCAGCATCTGTCAAGGGATACTTTTGAATAGCTATTCCTTGGTCAGCAAGAATTTCGTAAAACAACTGGTGTTGCACACCGTTTTCAAACAAAAATTCTCCCAGTCCGTCTTTGTCACCGAACTTTACGTAGGAGAGCGTTTCCATGTTCATTTGTCTGCTTTGTTGTCTAGCTTGTTAAAAATTTGCTTGCAAATGTCTTTGATTTCGTCAATGTCTCTGTGGTAATCATCCTTAGAAACATAGTCGTGAGGCATTTTTCTTATGTCATTGTCCAAGCGTTCTATGGCTTTTGTAATGTTGTTAAGCACCCAACCGCCAAAAAAAGCAGCCAGACCAACGATGATGTTAAAAATGTTTTGGGTGTCCATGTCAAACAGCGTAGTAAGGAATTTTGACAACAGTGCTATTTACATTGGTAAACAAATAACCCGCAGGGACAAGTAATAAACTTGCGTTTGACATGGTTGCAGAGATGCTTGTGTTGCCAGTTAAGCTCGTTACTTCGGCGTTGATAGTGCCACCCGTAATAGTCACAGCATTACTGTTTTGAGTAGCCATCGTGCCAAGTCCTGTGACGTTGGCAGCGGGAACTCCGCTTGCAATCAAAGTGACGTTGCCCGTAAGAGCGCCACCGCCTATCAACCCAGTGCCAGCGATGATGTTGACGGTATTTGGTACTGCACCTGCAATGTTTGCAACACCCAAAACAACAGCACCAACTTGACCATTAACGGAGGAAACAGTATTTGTTTGGTCAATCTTTTGCCAAACAGTCCCGTTAAAAATAGCCCAGTCACCGACTTGCCAGTCTGTAATGCCATCTAGGTTTGTAGAACCAGCAAAAGAAACAACGTAGTAAGTGTTTTTTGTGCCAACACCAGAAGCAAGAGTAGGCGTGTTTGTACTTGCGTTCCAAGTACCCGCATAGTCAAGTTGACCCGTTACTCCAGATGTGACTGTTTTTAACATGATTACATTCCATCACCGGGAGTTACATAAATGGTTGCTGTACCACTTGACGTTACACCCGTGAAATATGCGTTAGGGACAAAAGTAAGAATCTCGTCTGTTCCAGCAAGCAAAGGGTAAGAAGTACCCGTGTTTGTAATGACAGCCGCAGTATTTGTAGCGTCACTGGCTGTAGCGCCGTATCCCAAAAATACAACTACAGAGCCAGCGTTAATGACCCTGTATTGATTTCCACCAAGTGTTGTGGATACGCACTGCACCGCAGTAGGTGCAGCCACGTTAGCAGTGAAGACTACCGTGTTGCCTGTTCGCGTAAATGCCTGTGTACTCATTACTGACTCGCATCCTGTAATGGCTTCAGGTCTTCTGTTGTCCAGAAGTCTTTAGCCAACATGATTTTCAGGTGTTCCTTGTTGCGCTCCAAGGCGTCAGCCCAGTCAGCATCTGTCATGCTTTCAGGTTGACCTGCGTTGATGAGGTTTACGCTGTCCATTGCGGCGCTGTAATGCTTGGCAATTTGCTCTGCGGTTGGGGTTTGGGTTTCAATAGTCATGGTTTTTCCTTTCAAGGTTTAAGGGTGGGTTGCTTTGTATGCGTCAAATTCTGCTTTGAGTTCTTTTATGGCTGCAACTAATAACGGGATTGTGTCAGCATAAGAAAGACCAATCGTATTAAGCTCGTCAGTTCCAACAGTCACAGCTTCTGGCAATACTGCTTGAACATCTTGGGCAATAAGAAAAACCCTGCGCCTGTCTTCGGCATCTGTTTTATATTTACCAATGACGGTGCGAAGTGTTGAAACTTTTGCTAACGCATCTGTAATTGGCTCAATAATGTCTTTAGTACGCTCATCAGATACAGCAGTCCATGATGTGCCTCCAGAAGCCAAGTACACACCGCCAGTGCCACCAGCAAAAATGTTAAGTTGGTTAATTGTTGTTCCGTTGGCATTAACATCGTTCATCAGTTCGACGCTATTTGCAGTTCCAGCGGAACCAAAAGTAATGACGTTTGATTGATTGCCTGAGGCGTTGACGTTCTTTAGATAAAGAGCGTTTCTTGCTCCTGAAATATAGCCCCCTCCTCCAGACCCAGTAAGACTAAGTGTTGCAACAGAAGCTGGAGACGAGCCAATGTAAGCGTTTCCAATAGCAGAACTAAAACGGGGATTCCCATCCCCATCAGACAGCACGATGTAGTTGTTTAAACCACGAATATCCAAGCCACCTTGGTTACCGTTGTAGCCGCCGATAATGACGTTCTTAGCGCCAGTAGTGACGTAATATCCAGCGGCAGTGCCATCAGTGTTATGTCCAATAAATGTGTTTTGAACGCCAGTAGTAACTGAATATCCGGCATTTTGCCCAACAAAGGTACTTCCAGTTGCGGTGGTGGCTGAATATCCTGCGGTGTTACCAATAAAAACGCTTACACCGCCAGTAGTAGTGCTATACCCAGCCTGATAACCAACAGCAGTGTTGTTAGATGCTGTGGTGTTGGCTTGAAGCGACTGATGACCAATTGCTGTATTGCTTCCACCTGTGGTGTTTGTGGCAAAAGCCGCACGACCCACAACTGTATTGTTCGCTCCAGAAGTGTTAGCCGCCGCCGCACCAGTACCCACAGCCGTGTTGTCGCTTGCCGTGTTTGCTGCCAAAGCATTTGCACCGATTGCCACCACGTTTGTGAAAGCAGTTCCTAAATATGCGGCTCGCAGACCAAGTGCCGTATTACCAGTTCCAGTTGTTTGAGCCGCCAATGCTGAAAATCCAATTCCAGTATTGTCAGAGCCAGTTGTATTTCCAGCCAAGGCAGAAGCACCAACTGCCGTATTGCCGTTTACAGCACCTGCGCCTTTGCCGACTCTTAGACCAGAAATATAAGAATCTGATGTTGTGGTAATGCTTGTGAGGTTTGCGTTTGTCACAGTCACATTACCACTGCTTATGGCTACATTAGCCAGTGTCATGTTGTTAAGCGTGGTAACGGTATTTCCTAGCTGGATAGCCGTGTTACCAAGCGTGATGGTTGTTGCAAAGTTGGTATCCAACTGCGACAAAGGAATAGCAGCGGTTGCGCTGCCAAAAGTAAACGGAACTGCCATTTAGAACCTCACTCTCAATTCGTGTTCAAATTCAAACGTGTTGTACGTCAACGCAGGGTCGTTTGACGTAATTGTTAAACCAAGATACTTGCCGTATTGTTGTGCGTCCGATTTGTAGAGCGCATAACCAGTACTTGTCAGCCACCCAATCGTTACCGATGAATTGTTAATCCACGGGATGACTTGACCAGTGTTGTTAAGCCAAGTAACCGAGTTGTTCAGCGTGTATTGTGGACTTGAACCACTCTCGCTGTCTACCGTAACATTTAACGTTCCACCCGTTGTCAGCGTAGCTTCGATACCAAATTTCAAAGCCTGTTTTGTGCGGATGGTGTCACCCATAGGCATGAGCGCAGTCCTGATTGTGCTGTCAATATTGGTTGTTGAGCTTGCATACAACTTGAACAAGGCCGTACCAGTCACGCCATACAAGTTAATCAAGCCTCCAACAGGAGCAGACGATACGTATGTCAGTGCGCCTTGGCTTGTAATAAACCATTTTTTCTCAAAAAACACCGCTTGGATGGGCCTAGCCCCTACGTCCGGGTCGTTGTAAGTAAACGAAAAGGATGCACACAAAATGTTGTTGAGCAAGACCTGCCCCGCCGATACTGGCTGAGTAAAGTCAATCAACGGGAAAATACCGTCAAGATTGTCAGAAATTTTGCTGGTTGTTGAGCCGACAAGGGCGTACATCCCGTAATCGTTCATGAACAACACCGAACGGAAATACGGAAAAATAGCGTAAGAACGCTTACTTCCCACAGAGGCACTAACGTTAGTGTTGGTAAACAGTGTTGAACCTGTAGCCGTAACCCTTAAATCCGAAAATACGTTGATGCTGTCATCGCCAAAAATATACAAAAAGTTGTTGGCAGACAAGATAGCCTGAATGTTCCCGTGCAAAGTCGAATCTGTCAGAGTAAAAGACCCCGCAGAAATAGACGAGAAGTCGCTATAAGACCCTGCGGCAGAGTAAGTGACAGTACGCCCCGCCGCAACCCAAACACGGCCTGAAAACGTGGCTACATCAACAATAGCGTCCAAGTTCACAATAGCCGTTGCGGTTGCGTTGGTGGTTGCACCGCCGCCCGTAATTGCAACAGTCGGCGTGCTTGTGTAACCAGTCCCAGTGTTGGTCATCACAACTTGCGTGACTTGTCCACCGCTAATGATTGCCGTTCCAGCCGCATTTGCGCCACCACCACCCGTAATTGTCACAACAGTGTTAGCGGCATTTGTGTAGCCAGAACCACCGTTGGTCACAAGAATGGTTACTGTGCCTTTTGCAAACGTACTTAATTGAGCCAAAGCCGCAGCATTGGAGCCGCCACCGCCAGAAATAGTGACAGTTGGAGGGGCCGTGTATCCAGAACCTGCATTTGTAAGCGTAATGCTGTTGACAATGCCAGAACTGAGCGTGGCGTTAGCAGTTGCGCTAGAACCGCCACCGCCTGTAATGCTGACAGATGGAACAGCAGTGTAGCCAGAGCCAGCCTCTGTGACCGTAATGGCGACAACATTACCGCCAGAAATGGTTGCTCCAGCAGTGGCTTGTATGCCTCCAGTCACGTTTGGCGCACCGATTGTTACGGTAGGAACAGAAGTAAATCCGCTTCCAGTTGCCGTGACTTGAATGCTTTGCACCCCGCCAGCACCAGTTGTAATGGTGGACACGGCAGTAGCTTGTATGCCGTTAGCTTGGTTTGGCGCGGAAATAACTACGTTGGGAGCAGTTGTGTAACCAGAGCCGGGGTCTGTAATGCCAATAATGCCCACGCTGCCAAGCGAGACAACACTGTTTCCATCCCATGTAAACAAACCCTTGTTAGGGTCACCAATCATTACACGTTCGTTTTTGTATTGGGCAATAGACACGCCCGAATTTGAGAACGTTCCCGCAACAGCTACGTTGCCCTTTGTCAATGTGGTCAAGTCAAAGTATTCAGCCCTGCCAGTGTCTTCAAAAGCAAGCAAATAATCTTCAACATTGATGTTTGCAGAAGCAAGGTGCGTTACCGTGTTGGCAAACACAACAGCAGTATTGCCAGAGTCCCTTACAGCAGCTTGTGCGGGAGTGACTTTGATGTTGCCGTAGCCAATCGGCATGGCATTTTCAATCCACGCAAATTCTTCTTCCTTGATTGCTGTTCTATTGGCCTTGGTGTTTAACCCGGCAAATTGTTTGATAACAGCATACGATTTTTTCTGCTCTGCTGCTGCCATGATTAGTACGGGTTAGAGAAAGCATCAGGAATGCGGCGGGTAAACACAGAGTTCAAGACAGAGTTAACTTGCTTGTCGTACTGTTGTTTGAAAATTTCTGCTTCACCGTAGCTTTGCTCTTTGAACTTGGCTTTGTAAGCCGCATAGTAAGCAACAGGCGCGGTGTAGGGGTCGTTGATAGGGTCAACTGCGTTAGGTGTTGATGTGCTTAAAGGCGTAGGCAACATGACCGTATCTAGGTCAATGGCATACGACTGGTCTGGAATAGGGCCAATGTAAATTTGAGATTGACCATACACAGAAAAGCAAACAGGCCTTCCTACGTAGTTTTGCCAATAACGCAACTGAGCATTAAAGTTTGTCCACGGCAAATAGCGCAAAGGAATGCGGCTGTTGCCCCAGTACAAGTTGATGTTCAAAATATCCAGTGTCTGTATGCCTTGTGGCAATGCAGCAAAGTTAACGACTTCGCATGGAGAGTCGTACTGCAACTCAATTGAGTCAACAAAAAATGGAGTGCTTGGCGGGTAGGCTTGATTCCCATAAGGATATGGAGGAACCGTGCTTGGCAATGTACCGCCAGTGATGACCTGATAAACAAAAATGCCAGAAAACACATAGCTCCCGGCACTTACAACTGTTCCCGCCGCCCACGGTACGGCTACTGCTCCATTAGTCGAAACTGGAGTGTATGTGGACTGAATAATACGTAGGCAACCAGTATCCCTAACTACACGCTCGCGAGCTTGATTTATGTAGTCCGTTAACTCCGGGACAGACCAGAAGACTGCATTTGCATCATGCAAAAGTCTCTGTACATCCGTAAGGTAGGATGAAAGGGTTGCCATGTAACGTCCATTTTATGCCGCCCTGACTAACGACTTTCCCCCGGCACGTTTTTCAACATGCAGGGGTACTACGCCGACTGCCGAGGGTAACGAGCAGTTCTTTTCCACTGGAGGCTCTGTAGAAATTTCAAACTTCTGCAAAGTCTCCAATGCTTGATTCAATTCTGAATGAAGCCGCACCAAACCCAAACGGGCAAGATGCGGCTCTTTGTCTTGTTGCATGTAACCAAAAATATGCTTTGCAGCGACAGGCGACAAAGCAACAGTTTTACCAACAGGAAACTTGTACTCTTCGTAATTGAAGTCAGTAACAAGTTGCTTGTCAGTTTTGTTAGTTACATAAACAAGTTCTGTCATAGGGTCACAATGTCACCGTAAACCGTAACGTCAACAGTCGCATTCACTGGATTTTCAACTTTCAAATACAAAGCGCCAGTGGAATACACGTTAGAAACGGCATTCGCAACAGGGGCAATGTCTTGGAAAGTTCTGGTGTTTGTGACGTTTGCAAGTTGGGTTTTTGCAAAAACAGCGTTTGCAGTTGCGCCATCGCTGGTCAGAATAATACTGACGTTAGCGGTGGCGCAAGTTGCGTTTGCGTTAGAGAAGGTGACACGGCGAACAATGTAAGAAGTGCCTACCACAGACATTGTTGCCGCAATGTTACTTGCCGCATTGATTGGAACCGCATGTGCCACAGCAATAGCAAAGTTACCAAACCCGTCTGGATATAGAGCGCCTACATGGTTTGCGTTCATGCTTACTCCTTAACTGTTGTATGTGCCAGTAGCGGTGTTGCCGCCGTTGACAGTGTACAGAGTCAAAGTTTGTGAACCCGTTGTTGCATTTGCGCGGACGTTCCAACCGTCAGAGAAGACAGTTCCACCCACGTTTGCTGCAATGTAAGTAGTCCAAGCGTTTGCTGTACCAGTGTAAGCGTTGACTTCAATAGTCACGTTGTTTGTTGTCTGAGGCAAGATATACAAGCCAGCAGGTACATATTGAGCGCTAGAAACACCAGCGTTCATGGTCGTGGTATTGCCGATACCAATGCTAGTAATGGTCACGCCTTGCAGGTAAGCACCTGCGGTGTTAGTTACTGCGTTGGCAAGGATGATTTTGTTAAGTGCTAATGCCATTTTTTGCTCCTTACAGTGAGAGGTAGTTGAAACCGGTCACTTTGGTCATGGCTTTAGGTTTGACGTTAATCAACTCAGCAATCATCAACACTGCGCCAACATAGCCGATTTGCCAGTTGGGGAGAGTAGATTCAAAGCCAGTGAACACGAACGAACCTTGCTCATGGATGTAGAGCGACAGGTAGTTGGTGTTGATGAAATACATCGTACCTTCAGGGCAGTATGGGTCTGGATAGATTGGCACACCAGCAACCATCAAAGCGCGGAAAGCAGCTTGTGGGCCGTTTGTGTCACCATCAAAACCTGAGCCGGGGGTAATGACATATTGCTCTTGACCAACAAAGTCTTGAGCCAACAAAGTCCAAGTACCAAAACCGCAAACGCCAAAGCTAGGCATTTCAGCACCGTTTTTCACAGTACCAGAAATGTATTGCAACACGTTTTGACGAGTTGGGTTAACGCCACCAGCAGCGTACTGCTTGGACTGCCACCAAGTGTAGGCGCTACGGTCAATGTTGCCGTAAGTGCCTGACGAAGCGATGGCGGCTGGCAAGCCGATAAACTGTTGAGTGTTTGTGGTGTTGTTGTACAAGGCAGTAGCCATTGCATCCATCATCACGTTTGTCGCATCGTTCATACGAGCTTCAATCAGTGGGATGATGGCGGCATCTTGCTGAACTGCGCCTTCCATACCGAGGAACGGCACGGGAGAAATCATCAGTTTCAGGTCGAATTCAGCGTTG